CGGACGGCTTCCTGGTCCTCCCGGGCTTTCTTCGCCTCGGCCGCGGCGGCGTCAACTTTCGCCTGCGCCTCTTTTTTCGCTTCCTCGGTCTTGACGTGGAGCCGGTAGTTGAAATCATGCTTCCCGACCCACTTGCCGCCGAAAAATACCTTGCTGCCGTCTACCTCGCCTTCCTTCGGGCCGGCTGCTTTCGCCGCGGCGGCTTTCTCGGCTGCTTCGGCGGCTTCCGCCTCAGCCACCGGATCAGGTTCTTCAGCTCGCGGCCCTAATTTCTCGTCCACGTACGCGTCGATATTCTCGTTCGTCAGGACCGTAACGCCCGGTTGCTCCTTCGTCGTGCCAACCGGGAGGACTTCTGCTAGCGCTTCTTCAGCCATGGATTGTTGCTCCACGAAGTGTCATTGAATGGGTGCCGTCGGTTCCTGCTGCGCGGACTTCGCCGCAAGCTCTCGGTCCTGCAATGCCGAGGCATGCTCGAATTCCTTCACCATCTCGCGCAATCGCTGCCCATGCTCGGTCTGGCTCGTAAGTAGTTTCACCAGCCCATTGATCTCGGCCACGTTCTGGGCCGTAAGAGCATAGGTCTCGGTGTCATGCTGTTTTTGCGCGCGCGTGATTTCGCGTTCCTTCGCATCTCCGTCCTGCTTAAGGCGCTCGCGCAAAGTGGCGCCGTGTTCGCGGAGCTCTGCCGGCTCTTGATCTCGTTCGTCGCGGCCTGCAACTCGGTCTGCAGCTTCTGCACCGTCTGCTGCAGCCCCTTGATCTGCATCTGGGCCTGAGGGGGTACATCAGATTTCTCGTCGATCTGGGAGAGCGGATTCGCCGCCGCCAGCCGATCGGCGATCACGTCCGCGCTCGGGAAATCCATTTCCCGGACCACCACATCATCCGCGGTGGCCGCGACTTTCTCACCAAGTGGCGTGTCGAGCAACTGCATCATCGCCACCGTTCCTTCCTTGCGCAGCGTGTCGTACCCAGGTCCGGTATCCATGATCACGTCATAGGTGCCGACCCGCACATCGTTCAGCACGTGCTCGATCGCCTGCCCCGTCTCGTCCTGCTTCTGCGTGCGCTCATTCACGGTGACCAGTGAATCCCGGCCGTCCTCCCCAATGATCCGCATCACGCGCTGCGTATCGAAGACCGTGGGGAACCACGACAACATGATCCGCCAGGTGTGCTTGATCGAGCGGGTCAGGTTGTCGTAGCCGTCGAAATTGGTGTTCTCCGACTGACCTTGCTCGGCGTTCAGCGTTTTGTCGGACTTGTGCTGGGCGCCGCCCCGGACTGCGGGATCGAAGACGCCCATCACCCGGGAAAGATTCTGATTAGCTAGGAACGCAGCCTCGATGTAGCCGCTCGGAGGGGCTTCGGGCTGGATTCTCTGCGGCGGGGGAATCTCGCGCCCGTCAACGCCTGTAACTTTGTACCGCAGCAGCGGGCTGGTCGAAAGGTTGGCGTTCTTCCACTCAACCTCGTGGCCCTCGTCCTGTCCTTCGACCATCAGCCACTTCGCCTTCGTTCCGAGCGCCAAGGTTTCGGTGATGGCGGTCTGCCAGAAATTGTTCATCCGCGCCGGGTCCATCGCGTCATAGACCAAACCACGCCGCACCCGCTTGCCGTCAATGACCACCGAGGTCCAGTACACCGGCACGATCGGTATCCACCGGCCTGGAAGTTTCTTTTCCTCGAGGATTTCGAAAGCTGTTTGCTTGCACCACTTCACCGTCCGCCTCAGGCTGTCCCGATCGCCCTTGATCGTGATGCCGGCAGCAGCCAGCATTTCCGTGGGCGGCAGTTGGTCAGCCCACAACGGGGTTCCGTCGGAGAGCATGACGAGCTTCGCTTTCACGCGCTCGACGTAGAAATACTCCGCGACCCGCACGTCTTGCTCGGTCACCCAGTCGGTGAGCGAATCTCCCGTTCCGTCCGACTCGAAGTTGGCGAGTTTGGCGCCGGGGTATTGCTTCTCGAATGCCTTCTTTCGGATCAGGTCGGTGACGATTCCGCCCTCGGCATCTGATCCGTCCGGCAACACGCTGTTCGGGTCGAAATAGACGGTGAATGGATTGTCGATCACATCGATGAACACGTCCTGATCGAATGAATCGTCGGCGATGAAGTCCGTCCGAAGTCTCCAATAACCCCAGCCGATCGTAGCGGCAAAGTCGAAAGCGGTGTCATAGGCATTGTCCGCGTCTGAGTTGACCTCGACATGCCGCCCGATCCCGGTGATGATCTTGGCGACCTTCTTGTCCCCGAAATTGTCGATTGGCGAAGCTTTGCCGCGCGGGCGCTGCTGGCGCTGGGAGTTGGTGACTTTCTTGATGTAGGTGTTCGTTTCGTTGATCGTCAGCTGCGGACGGTCGTTGCCGCGGGATTGGATCGCATACTGCGGCCATTGATCGCCGTATCGGAACTTGAGCGCAAGCAACCCCTGCAACCGATTCTCGGACTCGGCCTCGATCGCCTGGCGCAGAAACTCGACGGCTGCGTCTTTGTCAGCCACGCAGGCTCGCCGCCTCAGCGCCATTGATCGGCCGCGTGATCTCGCGCAGGCGCCTGATCGCGTCGGCAATGTCCACGAGTTTCTGCGCAGCCTGTTCCGCCCGGTGGCGGTGAAACTTGTCGTTCGGGAGCGAGTGCAAAGCCTCCCACGCCTCAAAGAACTCGCGGTGCATCTTGATCTCGGCCTGCGCGTGGACGTGGTTCCCAAGCGCATATTCGGCCCACTTCGGGATGCCCATGTTGTCAGGCACGGGCCCACTCCTCGACGGCTTTCCTCACGTCCTCGATACGCCCAACCTTGAAACCGACGCCCGGAATGCTTCGCAAAACCACGGCACCGGCAGGTAACGTAAATTCCTCGGATTCGTACCGCCAATGCCGGGTGCGCTCGCTGATGTTGTAGAGCGGCACCGCGTAGCCTGCAGCGAAGATCTCAGCCGAGGTCATCCCATCCACCCCACGGGCTCCGCATAGGTCTCGGTCGATTTCTTCGCCTCAACGCGAGCAACACCGGGGAACAGTTCACTCACCGCCCACACGAATGCGTCGGCCCGGTTCGGGGAATTCGCCCCGAGATAGCCGCGACTGGTAAAGCCGCACAGCTCGTCCTCCAGTTGCATGAAGTTGCCGACGAAGCGCACCTTTCCTTGCTCGTTCAGCACGCTCACCGGCTCCGCGCGCACCGACTTCCCGCGGGACGCGGTGATCTTCTTGAACGGCACGTTCGGCTTCGCCGCCTGCACGACGAAACGCACCATATCGCCGCCGAAGTTCGTCTCCGCAACGATCAGGTTCGCCGCATGCCGGTCGTACGCGGAAGTCGCCACGTCGCCCCAGACCTTCGGTCCAGCCTTGACAGTGCAATCCTCGAGCAAGTAGGCGTTCCCGTCGATCCCGAGCCCGACCACCACGATGCCGATCTCGTCGTTGTCGGCGTTGTCCTCGTCACCGCTCCCTGACGGATCGATCGCCACGATGATGCGCACCATGCGCGGGAGATCGTCTCCTGAGAGGCGCCAGCGCTCGATGATTTCCTCGGTCCAGAGCGCATCCGCCGCGGTGTCGCCGTACTGCCCATCGAGGAAGCGGCGCCGCATCCGCGCCGGCAGTTTCTGGAGCGACGCGATGTAGTCAGCCGGCAGGTTCGCCAGGTTGTCCGCCGGGTTGATGGTCAGCTTCGCGTAGTCCTGCGAATCCGTGATCGGCTGCTTCGTGTCCGGGTCGCGGTGCTGGTAGAAAAGCTGGTACGCCCAGTGAGATTTACTCGGCGGGTTCTGGTCGTAGTACATCTTCAGCGCGAGCGTGCGGTGTTCGCCCTGCAGCGTGTACGGACATTTCTGCGCGAGGCGCGTCACGATCAGGTTGCGCGAGTTGTAGGGGATCTGCGAGCACTCGTTGAGCAAGATTGTTGCGAATTCCTTACCGAGAATCTTCTCCGTGCGTTCCTTGTCGTCGATTCCTCCGAGCCAGATTTCGCTCTCGTTCGGTAGCGGCAGGTACCAGTCCGATTTATTGATGTTGCACGGCACTTGTGGGAAACATTGCCGCATGACCTTCGGCAGCGTGTCCATGCCGATGGATTCTTTCACGTGGGAGAAACGAAAGCGGAGAATCGCGTGGCGACTGCGCGGCGCCTTGAGAGCTCGGTGACAGATCGCGCGAACGAACAGCGCCGTCTTTCCTGAACGCGATCCACCGTCGAGCAGGATGTGTTTCGCAGGGGTCTGCAGTAGCGCATTGGCTTCGGATTGTTTCGCGGTGAGGATCACGCAGCGAGCGCAGTCTCGACCACCCAGCAGATGTCCGCTTCCTGGATCACGCGGTAGATCACGCCGTCGAGCTCGAGCTTCGGATAGAAGTCGAACTCCCCGTTGCCGAACGTCACGATCTGCCCGACAACGGAATCGAGCGGCCGCAGATTCCCGCGCTTGTCGCGCTTACCTGGTCCGACCGCAACGATCTCACCGAGACAGTGCTTCTCGTTCGACACCACCGCGATGATGTCAGACTGCTTGCGCTCGATCGGCCTGACGAGCAGATAGTCCTGCCGCGGGCGGAACTTCACAGCCCTGTGTCCGTCTGCGAAACCGTGATCGAAATCTGCCCGCCGTCGCTCCCGCCGTGATGCAGTGCTTGCGGTACCTTTCCGTCCAGGCGATCGGCGAGCATTTGCAGAGCGAACGGTTCGCCTGCTGCAGCGAGGTCGAGCAGTTTTTCAGCCGAATCCCGGAGGCGCTTGGCGTCGTCCTGCTTTATCGCGCGGTCGAGAGCCGCGAAGAATGGCTTGCTTTTTGAAGTCCCGGCTGGATTCCCGGACTGTCCCGGCTCAAACGGCATTGCAGCGCAACATCAAGCGGTTGAAAGAAAAAGCCCAGACTGGCCTCGTGAGCTGTCGGGGCGAAGGCTGACCAAAGCGGCCGGTCAGAAGAGGAAGGAAGTCCACGGCGTGCTTTTACGCCAATCCGCGGGGATTTGCAACCGATGGGCGGGCGGTCGAATTTCGCGCCTGCGCGACGCTACGGGTTCGGTGGCTAGGTAGCCATCTTATATACTTGACAAACCCAATGGCTTTCGGCATGATTGGCGCAGATAGGAGATTGTCCCATGAGCGCCCTGAATCAGCCGCACTTCCAAGACGTTACGAAGGCCCGCGAATACCTTGAGGCGATCCGCTGGCCCAATGGCCCGACGTGTCCCCATTGTGGCGCTGTAGGCGCTCATTACGCGCTCAATGGCAAGGCGCACCGTCCCGGCTTGTGGAAGTGCAAGGACTGCCGTGAGCAATTCTCGGTCACTGTGGGCACGGTCTTCGAGCGCAGCAAGATCGCGCTCAACGTCTGGATGCAAGCCGTCTATTTCCTTTGCTCGTCCAAGAAAGGCATGAGCAGCCACCAGCTGCATCGCACGCTTGGCGTGACGTACAAGACCGCGTGGTTTATGACGCATCGCATCCGTGAAGCCATGCGCGACGGTAGCGGCGGATTGCTCGGTGGCGGCGGCCGCATCGTTGAGGCTGATGAAACGCTCGTCGGCGCGATCAAAGGCCGTAAGCCTATATCCGGTGGCGGGCATCGCCACAAAATCGTGTCGCTTGTCTCGCGCACTGGCGCGACGCGCTCGTTTCACATTGCCAACGTTGACCACAAGACGCTCAAGCCGATCCTGCTTGCCAACATCGCCGCCAAAGACTCGACGCTCTACACGGACACCGCCAGCCACTACCGCACCATCAAGCGCAGCGCGCCGTTCGCAACGCATGACATGACGAATCACTCGATTGGCGAGTATGCGAAGCCGGGCGGAATCCACAGCAATACCGTGGAGTCGTTTTTTGGCTTGCTCAAGCGCGGCCTGATAGGAACGTATCACCACGTTTCGGAAGCG